ACGCGCCTAAAACATGTCTCGCATGTGTTAATTTAAACCCAATTTTTTGGGCTTAAATTAGTGCATACGGTGGTTAATATAATTCAAATGAAATATACCACCAGTGCGCTATTTGAGCTTTTCGAAACAGGTACCAATGTTTTTGGTTCCACAACAGCTATTATTAAAGATATCATTACATTTAAAAATAGTTTTCGCTTTATTAAAAAGCTAAATGAAGATGATGTTTATAATATTATTGAGAATTTAGTACTTCTTTTTGTTAGTATTGAAGAGAGCCGTTCTAAAAAACAGGCTTTATCTATACTTGTGCTATATTTTAAAACTCACTATAATACTTCTATTGTACTTGGTCTTAAAGACTTTTTAGTCGATAACGACTTTTTTACATCTGACGATATTATGAGCGTAGAACTTGACACTGATATTAATTCTAATGTCGAGCACGATATTTTCAATGGTCCTTCTATTAAGGAACAATTGGATTTTGAATATCAATCTTCTACACAACCAACTTGGTTGACAACATTAAAAAACTGTCAAAAGAATTGGTCTCTTGCTAAAAGTTTACCTGCTTTTAACAAGGTATCTAAACTTATTTCCATGTTGGCAGCCTTAGGGCTTTGCGAGTTATCTCGCTTTAATGTAGACTTTAATGGAGTCCGCATTTTTTCTATAGGAGCATATAGTAAACATGTTAGTGCACCGGATTTTATGTCAGCATTGCTTGATACCGTTGTATATTTTGCTGAGGGAGCTTATAAGTTCTTTGAGACTGGTGATATTACTGCTTTTTTATATACCGATTCTGATGCTATGCAGTTTGAAGAAAATTATTTCAAAATTTGCGAAATGAGCAATTTTGTCCGTTGTGGAAATTTATCCAAGTTCGAAGATGGACAAATTACTGAGAAAGAGTATGACCTTTTATTGGTTAAAACTATCGAGAGTGGACAATCTATTCTTAGAGGACTTAGTGGTCCTGAGAAGACTATTATGTCTACTAAATTTGAGAAGTTACGCAAATTCAGAGCAGATTTTGTTCAATATAGAACTTCTGGACAACTTAGGATGGCACCTTTTGGATTATATATCCATGGTGCATCTGCTGTAGGAAAGTCCTACGTTTCAGCTTTATTGATGCGCTTACTGCTTAAAATGAATGATTTTGATTGCAGTGATGAGCGCCTCATGACACTTAATCCTAGTGATAAGTTTATGTCTAACGCTAAATCTTTTGTCAATGGTATTTTCCTTGATGATGTAGGAAACACGAAACCAGATTTTTGCGAAGAGGCTTTCACTCAACGTATGATTGATTTAATTAATAACATACCATACTACGCCAATATGGCAGAATTGGATCAAAAAGGCAAATTAGCCCTTGAACCGAATGTGGTAGTTATGACCAGTAACCTGATGCTCGATCGACTTGCCCGTATTTATTCCAATGATGTTATGTCTATTATTCGTAGGTGTAATATACATTTGACCGTTTATGTCAAACCTGAATATTGTATACATGGTAATCAGTTAAATTCTGAAAAAGTTCGCAATGATTTTGGAGCTGATCCTTATCCAGATGTATGGGAATTTGATTGTTTTATTGCAGACAATACTGATGATCCCAGAGGAGAGTTAAAGAAATTATTTGACGAAAGATTATCCTTAGTTGAAATTATTTCTCTCCTACAGGAACATTCTGCAAGGCATTTTAAAAATCAAGCTGTGGTTGTTGAAAATTCAAAAAATTTAGGCGAGAAATTGGAAATTTGTCAATTGTGTAGTTTACCAATACCAATGTGCAAATGTTGCCAATTTGGGATTGATTTCCCTGCAGAAATTAAGAAATCTATAGATTGGATTTTAGATCATCGCGTTCTAAATGTTTTGTATATTTTCCAGGACAATCAGATTTATTCTAAACATGTTTCCACAATAATTGCTTTCTTGAAAAGACAAGACAGGTGGGAGGGACCAGATACTTTTCGTAATTTTGGTCACTGCTCTGTTGTTTTCGCAATATTATGGTACCTTTTCTTTTCCGTTATTAATTTTGTATGGTTTATATCAGCTATATATTGTTATTTAGCTTCTTTTTATGTTTTTTATAAGTCCAAACTTATCGCCATATCTGAGTTTCATGGAACTGTTAAACACGTTTTTAAATCTGTTCGATCACAAAGAGCTAAGAAATTTTTTGCTTCTTGTTTCGTTGTTGCAATAGTTTATAAACTCATTAAGCGTTATAGAGCTTATTTGCAATTTCAAGGTAATCTGCTCAATCCGTCCGCTGAGGAAGTGGATATTAGAGATAAAGAAGCAAATCCTTGGGTCGGCGCATATATTCAGCCCGTACCCCAAAATTTTCATATACAATGTAGTAAGGAACAACTTATAAATAACGTTGAGTCTAACTTGTGCTATTTGAGATTACCTCACCATACTAATGGTGTTGCGTTTTGTGATATATTTTTTCTAAAATCAAATATTGCTGTAATTCCACAACATATGTGGTATGCAGAAGATATGAGATATGAAGTGTACCACACACAACGAGTAGTAGCTAACGGTGACACCGCCCCACATAAACGTGGCCATGGTATACTCAGTCGTTTGCATTCCTACAACATTCCTGGCACTGATTTATGTATTGTATACATTCCAGGATGTGGAACTTGGCGAGATATGACGAAATTTTTACCAGATTCTAAGATAGGAGATACCCATGCATCTATGATATATAGACATAATGATGGGGCTACTGTAAGATTTAACACTTATATGAATAAATCTGATATTGTTAGAGTTAATAATTTAGAATATTCTGGTCATACTTATGTCTTACCCGTAGATACTTTTTGTGGTCTATGTATGGGAACTTTAATATCAGACACCAAGCCCTCTCTCATTGCAGGCTTCCATTTGGCTGGCAATGGTAAGCACGGTGCTTCAGGCTTTTTAACTAAGAATATGGTTGAAAACGCTTGTATACAGTTAAGTAAAATTAATTCAGTTTTATTACCACACAGTGACGGAAATTTTCCTGAAAAACAATGTGGTGTCAAATTGTTAGATAGTGCTTCTGTGCACCAAAATTCCTGTGTTAATTATATACCAGTTGATGGAGTTTTTAATGTTTACGGGTCTTGTCCTGGTAGGGCCACTTATAGGTCCGAAGTAGTAAAATTACCTATATCTGACGATATTACGAAGGTCTGTGGAGTGCCTTGTTTATGGGGAGAACCCAAAATGCACCCTTGGAAGCCTTTTTTTGTAAATTTACAGAATACTTCAAACCCCTCTCTCGGTTTTCCAGCCCAAGCTTTAGAATGGGCTGTTAATGATTGGCTTGAACCAATGTTGAAACTAATCAAGCAGAAACCTTGGAATAAGTCTGTTAGACCTTTGACCGAAGTTGAAACCGTGAGTGGTATTGATGGGCAACGTTTCATGAACGCCATGGTAGGTAGTACTTCCATTGGTGTTCCTCTGAGCGGACCCAAGAAAAATCATATGCTTGCATTGAATCCTGATGACCATCCAGGACATGCATGCCCTATGGTTTTTGATGAAATGATAATGACTGAAGTTGCACGTCTTAAAACTGCATATCTCAGTGGAGAGCGCGGATATTTTATATTAAAAGCGTCTCCTAAAGATGAAGCTACTAAATTAGACAAGGACAAAGTTAGAATTTTCTTTGGTTGTCCTGGCGCTGCCTTATATATTTTGAGGCAGTATTTACTTAGTATTATTCGTTTTATCTGTATGAACCCACTTGTTGCAGAATGCGCTGTCGGAATAAATTCACACGGTCCTGAGTGGGACCAACTGGCAAAGCATGTTACCAAATATGGTAAGGATCGCATTTTAGCGGGTGATTACAAGGCATACGATACTCGAATGTCGTCTCAACTAACTTTAGCTACATATAATATGTATGTTAAGATTGCTGAGGCTTCTGGCAATTATACTCAAGATGATATAACAATTATGAAGGGTGCGATTACTGATTCTTGTTATCCTTTCATTTCTTTTAACGGAGATTTGATTTCTTTGCACGATTTACACATTTCCGGTACACCTATTACAGCTGTAGCCGGTAGTGGTGCTAATTCGTTAATGCAAAGGTGTGCCTATTATACCGTCACAAAACAAGAAAACAAGAAGTTGGAAAAATTTCGTGATATTGCTTCTATTCAAACTTTCGGAGACGACACTGAAGGTAGTGTTGCAGAGAGAGCAGAACATTTCAATTTTATTTCACTTCAAAATTTTCTAGCCGAATCTGGTATAGAGTTTACC